CCCTTGAGGGTTCGAAACAAGAACACCGTGCCACAAGGCGGAAGGAGGAAAAACCATGGTCCGATATCGGGACATCAAAACCGCCGTACTGTACATACACACAAAAGACCCGGAGTCCGCCCTATGCTATTCGACGGTTCGCAACTGGGCGGTAGCCGGGCTCATCCGCAGCGCCCGTGCCGGCCGGAACGGAAGCGGCTCCCGCATACTCGTCGATTTGGACGACCTGCTGGAGTTCCTGGAGCATCCGGAGCAACGGCAGCCACGGAAACTGGCGGCACTGTTTACCGAAGAGGAGCTGCAGCCGATAACCCCGGGATATATTCGCCCAATTCCTGAATGAAAGGAAGTGAGGGAAAATGGAATGGATCACAAGCCCGTTGAGCGTGGCGTTTGGGTCGGCGGGGTTGCTGGCCTGTGCTGTTGGGCTGCTCGTCGAGCGGTTCGCGCAGCCCAAGCCGCGGCCGCATCCGTGGCTGATGTGGAAACGGTACATAAAAAAGACCGCCCGGCGTGCGGACACACGTCAAGGCGGAAAGGGAAAATAACCTAAGATTATGATAATCGGAAAAAGGAGGATTGTCAAGATGGGTCAGTGTGTAATCCAGTCAAAAAGGCGCAGAAATATCGACCTGGGTTCCAAAGACCGCCCGGTCATCCGTATCCGGCCGGGCGAATATAGCCATATAGCGCGCATAGCCGACCAGACAGGATGGACGATAACAGAAGTGGCGTCAAGGCTGCTGGCCAGCGCGTTAGAGGATGTTGTGATCCAATACCCGGACGACGAGGTGATAACCGATGCCTGAGAAGAGGAGCGATCAGCCGCCCCGGTGCCCTGCCTGCGGCAGCATCGATGTGACCGGAGAGATATGCCCGTGGTGCGGAACCCGGCCCCCCGCCGGAAAGGATGAGGACGATGCATAAATACTGCGGCACCTGTAAACACGGCGGCCGTATTACGGCCGTCCGTAAAAGCTCCAGTTGCCGGTATGCCGAGGCCGCCGCGGTCAAATGTGAGCTCGGGAACTGCCCGGCGCCGATCACAGATGTGTGCCCGAAGTGGGAAGCAAACCATAAAAACATATAAAGGAGACGATTACGTGGAAATCACCCTGTCCGAAATCAAGGACCTCACCGAAGCTGTCCGTAGCTTGGCCGCCGCGCTCACGGGGAATCAAGCCGCGCCCGTAACCCCTGCCGCCGCCCCTGTTCCTGCCGCAACGGTTCCTGCGGCCACTTCGCCGCAGATGACTGGCCAGACGGCGCCCCCTACTATCTCCCCTCCCGCCGGGGTTCCCGTGGCCACGCCCCCCGTGCAGACGGCCCCGGTGCCTGTGGCTGCCGCCCCCACATACACCCTGGAGCAGCTGTCGCTGGCAGCCCGTCAGCTGGCGGACGCCGGCCGGATGGCCGAGGTACAGCAGCTGGTGGCCCAATACGGCGCGCAGACGATGGCACAGCTGCCGGTAGACCGGTATGGGGACTTTGCCACAGCGCTGCGCGGAATGGGGGCCCGGATCTGATGCCGGAAACACACGCGAAGCTGTCCCCGTCTGCGGCGCACCGGTGGCTGCATTGTACAGCGTCCCCGACAGTAGAGGCGGGGATTCCCGACCCCGGCAGCCCGTATGCAGCGGAGGGAACACTGGCCCATTCGATTGCCGAGCTCAAACTTCGTAAGGCTTTTATAGAGCCGATGGGCCCAAAAAAGTTTGCAAACCGGCTAAAAAAACTACAGGAGGATCCTGTGTACGATCCGGAGATGCTGTCCCACACCGATGCGTACCTGGATTACATAAAAGGCATTGTGCATGGGTTTGATTCGAAGCCCTACGTGGCCGCCGAAACACAGCTTGACTTGTCGAGTATTGCCCCAGGGTGCTTTGGTACAGCCGACTGCCTGATCATTGGAGGTGGCGAGCTGCATGTAGTCGATTTCAAGTACGGCAAGGGTAAGCAGGTCGACGCGGAAGAAAACCCGCAGCTGCGGCTGTACGGAATCGGCGCCGTGCTGGCAAACTCCCTGTTTTACGACATCCACACGGTCCATCTGCATATCTTCCAGCCCCGGCTCGGGCATGTGTCCACCGAAACCCTGTCCCGTGACAGGCTGATGGACTGGGGCGTGTTCCAGGTTAAACCAAAAGCCAAAGACGCCTATGCCGGTCCGGGCGAGCACCTGGCCGGGGACTGGTGCCAGTTCTGCCGCGCAAAAGGACGGTGTCAAGCACAAGCCAAGCAGCTGTTGGACGGCGTCCAGCCCTACCGGGAGAAGGACCCCCTACTTATGGGGAACGGGGACTACGCGGCCCTGCTGCCGCAGCTGACGGCACTGAAATCGTGGATCAGCCAGGTGGAGGACGCCGCCCTGCGCCGGCTCCTGGATGGGGAGGAAATCACTGGGTACAAACTGGTGGAGGGGCGGAGTGTCCGGCAATGGAAGGATCAGGACGCCGCTTTTGAGGCCATAGCCGCCGCCGGGTATGACCGGGATCTGCTGTATGTGCGCACGCCGCTGACTCTGTCCGCCGCGGAAAAACTGGTCGGGAAAACGAAGTTCACGGAGCTTGCCGGGGCATATATCCAGAAACCACCCGGGGCGCCGACCATAGTCCCGGTATCCGATAAACGCCCGCCGTTTACCATCAAACCGACGCCCGAAGAAGCATTTAAAAATTGAAAGGATGAACTGATATGCCGCTCTCTCCCAACACCGTAACTCTCGGCGAAGTCCGTTTTTCATACTGTACCCTTTTCCAACCTCGGGCCCATCAAGGACAGGACCCAAAATATAGCGTGACCGTGCTGCTCCCAAAGAGCAACACGCAAGCCAAGGCACTGCTGGATGCCGCGGTTAACTATGCCGTTGAGCAAGGGATAGCGAAGTGTTGGAACGGCATCCGCCCTCCCCAGCCCGCGTTATGTGTCCATGACGGGGACGGCCCCCGCCCCAGCGACGGCCAGCCATTCGGCGAAGAATGCCGGGGCCATTGGGTATTCACCGCGTCCTGCAAGGCTGACCGAGCGCCGTTTGTAGTGGATGCCAATTGCCAGTCGATCCTGCAGCAGTCGGACATCTATTCTGGCATGTATGGCCGCGTAAGCGTCAGCTTTTTCCCCTACAACAGCAGCGGAAAAAAGGGGATCGGCTGCGGTTTGAACGGCGTCCAGAAGCTGCGCGACGGTGAGGTGCTTGGCGGCCGTGTCTCAGCGGAAGAGGCGTTCGGGCAGATGCCGGCGTACCTACAGCAGTCTGCATCCCCGGCGGTGCCTGCCTACGCCCCCCAGCCCTCGACCGCATATTCCGCGGTGCCGGGCACATATGCCCCCCAAACGGGCGGAGTGGATCCGTTCACGGGGCTCCCCCTTTGATTAAACCCCAATCCGGGAGGGCGGTCCTGTCCCAAGAGGGCCGCCC